GTGATAGTGAGCGATACGTAGCTCTATGACTTTGTTAGTTCGTTCTTTAGCACCCGAAGCTCGCCCTGAGTGCGGACGTTTTACTACAAGACAAGCAGTGAGTGAACGATGAGTGGAGCAGTGAGTGGAGCTATGAGTGAGCGATATGCAAAAAACGTATGCAAGAACAAGAACGCCCGAACCCTCGGGTCGCCCTTAGTCTCACTAATGATTACGCATTGAGTTCGCAATGAGCTTAGCTCTGGGAATAAACTGTAGGTGTAGCGCTGAGTTAACTAGCGTGATAGTCGTCTCGGCTGCGCTGGGTGGGCGCTGTGTGTGTTGTGGGTGCGCTATCGGCGCGTGGTGGGGGCCACCGGGGGTGCTCGCGCACCAGCGTATAACGCTACCCCCTCAGATTTTTGCATCAAAACCACTAAAGGTAACCGGGGGACCCCCTGAGCGCTCAACATAAGAAGAGGCCCAGAGGGCATTACACACAACACACGCGTAAAAGAAACAGATGGGGGACACAAGGTCAACCCCTAAGTGAAGAAAAACATGGAAAAGTGTGTTTTTGTGTTTTTTGTTTGACAAGGGGTTCGCTATGGGTCACTTAGAGTGTGCTTTTTGTGGGGGAGTAAGTGTAAATTACCCTTAACCAATCCCACCGCTCACATTCCACTACAGTTATAGGTGTTGTTTTTAACCTTCGTTGACTTCAGTCAGCTCTGAGTTAACTCAGAGTGTCCCCCCTGCGTCCATATATACCACCTCTTAAGATGGATGTTGTATAAAGGCTTTGTCGATACTCCTAACCGCAGGGATTGCTAGAGCCTCAACGGCTGTAACGACCTGTTCTTCAGTCTTTGTTGTCATACCGTAGTTGGCTCCGCTTAGGTCTAGTGCACAATGCACCACTTCGTGAACAAGGGTAGACCTGAAGAGGTTCACGTCTTTAAAACACGCCCTGCTTATACTTATTTCCCGGACGTTGCCGTCGTATTCACCGAGGCTTCCGTCGGGGAAGGACTCAACGATGTTCAGGGGGATGTCCATTCCTGCTACCCGGAGGTTGATTCTGTCTTTGTTTATACCCATGTGGTTGCTTTGTTGCTGAAGTTGTCCATGAACTTTTCTAGTTCTTCTTTGAGAAGGTCTTGTTTGCGGTCCCCCATGCGTCTGTCGGCGTCTTGGGCCATTTGTTCTGTCCAGTAGGCAACGGCCATGCTTAGGGCATCTAGGCGGTCATCGTGGGTGATTGCACCGCGTTGACTGGTGAGGCGCGAGAGCTGGTATATGAGTTGGTATTTGAGTTGTGAGTCGTTAGGGTAGCGCTGTGCGCTTTCGTAGTCCTTCTGGATGACCTTGGGGTCGATAACGAGCCTGTGTTGGTTCATTACAGGTTCAAGGGTGTCGATGATTCTTCGTTCCTTTTGGGTGTTGTGTCTGACCTCCTCGACGGTGCAGGGGTGTATCTTGGTTAGGATGGGCTTGAACAACTCCACAAACATACCGTCACCGAAGTTACTCTCGACCACGATGGCGTTCACCTTGTGTTCCTTGGCTTTGATGGCTAGGGCTTTTAGGGTGTCGTCGCCGTAGCCTCCTTGCATCCCTCCGCCGTCTGGGACGTAGAGGTAACCGTTGAGCATTTTGACAACGCTGAAGGCTGTCTCGTCTTTTCCTCGTCCAGAGGGGTCAATGGACATTACAGAGCCTGTGTATGGGATGTAGTCCCCAAGGGTTTGCATGGGTCTGTAGAAACGGTCCCCTGAGAGCCCTACGTTGGGCACAGAGGAGTCCCACTCCAAATTAGGGTCACGGGCCCACACAAGCTTCTCGGGAGCCACTGTGGGGTCTACAGACATCACTACGAGGTCGCTGGTCTTGAGTGGGTATCGGTCTAGGTCACTTAGCCGGGTATCCAGCATGAATTGCATGGCAAACCCGGTGCGTCCGTAGGAAGCTTCTCGCTCCGCTAGGTCTATGTCGGAGAACCGCAGTGGTTCCGTGGACTCTCCCTCACACTCGTCTTTGACACAATAGTCGCTTACGGTTCCGTCGTAGGAAGACTCGTTTGTCTTCTGTGTGACGTATTTAGCTGGCCAGATGCGCTTCTTGTATCCCCGCTCGGTGAGCTTGTTGTAGACTGTGTCTTCACACTGAGGGGTTCCCAGAAAGAGAATTCTTGACTCAGCCTCGGGTTTGATAATGGCGTCAAACTCCTTGACCTGCTCGCCCAGCTTGTCGCGCATCCCTTGGGTGGCGCTGTTACCAACAACCTCAATATCGTCCGCAACAATGATGTCAGCTCGGGAGCCCGTCAGTTGAGACGTGACTCCCAAGGATTTGACGGAGGGGGCGTGGGAGGCGGGGGCTGGTCCGACGTCGAAGGAGATTTTGGAAAATCGCTGTGAGGCGGTGGGTCTAAGGTGAGCGAGAATAGGGAGTTCATGGATGAGTCTAAGTGTAAAAGTGCTGAAGTCATCTGCTCTTGTCTTAGAAGCAGAGACGACAAGTATGTTTTTGCTTGGGTCGAGGAGGAGTTGGTGCACAATGTATGCAGAGCAAATCCAACTCTTACCGACTCCCCTAAAACCTTCGATAATAGCTCGTCTATCTCCTCCTTGCATGTATGCGGCGATTTCATATTGAATAGGTGTAGGGTTGGGTAGGTTTAGGTGCTTCCAGACAACATACAAGAAGTTCCTAAAGTCTTTTAGTTTGTCTGGAATGTCCACTATTACTTATTGTTTCCTCGGTTCTTCTTCTTACTCTGAATCTTCAGGTTACTTGAGCCGTTGTTCTGAGGGTTGCGGTCTGCGTGATGCACGTCCTTACCTTGAACCGCCTTTTTACCTCTCCTCTTGATGACAAGACTACGGGCCTTGTTACGACCAGCACGGCGCTTCTTCTGTCGCGCTGTTTTGTGGTAGGTGTCGTATTCTTTTCTGTAGTTTCTAGCCATTGGATGCTGCGTCAAAGGGTAAGATTTCTGCCAGTTGCTCCAGAGGGTTGCCTTTGGATAACCCGGCGTGAATGCCGTTGTCCTTCAGTAACTGCCTAGCAGCGTTGAGGTCGCTTGGTGCAGCCTCGCCTGACTTGATACGTGCGGTAAACTCATCAATAAGCAGCCCTTGGAGGGCGTTGAGTTTGTCTTCTTGGGTTTCTACTTCGTCTTGCATTCCTTGAGAATTCTAATGAGTAAATAAAGTAAGCTCAGTAAGCCTACCCCGATACCAACGAGAGCGTTGATGTCCGATAGCGTAAAGGTTCCTAACATTCCTACGATGCCTACTGCTGCTGGGGTGTGGGTGGAGTCCATGACGCATTATTGGTAGATTTCGGTTACGGTTAGCGTTGATATTGGGGCAGGAACGTAGGCTGCGTCGGTATCTGTATCAGCCTCGTTTATTAAAACGTCGGTTTCATCGTATGCCGTAACTTGAACTTTGAACGTAATCGGGGTTCCTGCGGTAACAGACGAAGCATCAATAAGATAATCCATGCCGTCGACGCTAGGCGCGTATTGACCAGAGGAATGACCTGAGAAGGTGCAGGGAATTCTAGCACCTCTTGTGTCTCCGACTGCTATATCAGTCCCGTTCTGTGTGTATTTAAATATACACCCGTGATGAGAGCTGTTAGTGCTATTGTTTATGCTTGAAGAAATCAATATTTTAGAATTTGAAAATCTAGGTGTAATTGTAACACTAAGGTTGGGTATATCGGTAAAAGCCATTAGGGGGCTAGTGACAAAGTAAGTATCAGTCTTAACAGCCTGAACGATATTAGGCTTAAGGTTGTCTACGTAAGCCTTAATACTAGCTGACGTAGCCACGTTAGTAGCTCCAGCCGTAGCCATTGTGTTGTCATTGATGACATCACCAAGCTTGGGAAAGGTTACATTAGCGTCTAAAATCTTAGTCGTGGTTACCGCGTTGTTTGGAAGAGTAACCGTCTTACCGCTTAGGTCGAGGGTAGCAGCCAGCTTACTAGCGTCTACGTTTAGGTTTTTAATTTTAGCGGTCTCGACGGCGTCAGTAGCTAACTTAGCGGAGGTTATCGCTCCACTTGCAATGTCGTCATCCGTTTGGAGTGTTCTTGTTCCACTTCCTGCGCCGTCTTCAACAGCTTCTTGAGAAGCAAACAATGCCTGTCTGTAAGCAGTGTCCAAGTCAGACTCTGAGATACGAGAGCCAGACTGAAAGTCAACGATAGGGCTAAGTGAGGTTGACCTGTAGATTCGCGCTTCGTTAAGAACGTTTGAGAAAAGCAGGTTTTCCACTAGAGTTACCAGTTTTGTCGTAGGGTCAACACTAGCAACAGTAGCGTTTTGCCATTTGAAACCAGAGCCGTCCGTGACCTTTACAACTAACTTGATGTCATTTATGTTAATGTAATCGAAATCAAAAGGACCAAACACTGTCTGGCTATAGGTGTTAGTTCCAGACCCAGATGAAAGGGTTATTGTATTATATGAATTTGGCATGGTATTTTATCTTAATAGGTTAGCTAAGTCAGCTCTAAGTTCTTTGAACTCTCTTTCGGTTTGACGACGAGCGTAAGCTCTGTATTTGTTGATTGTTTTTGTCAAAGCTTTAGTTCTCGGGTGGTCTTTATGTCTGTTTTGCTCAGTGACCGGAGGGAGGTATTGGTAGTCGTTAGACTGAATTTGTCTACGCAGGGCTTGATGAAGGGTTAATTGAGCGGGTCCTAACTTCATAGTCCCCGAAAGGTGCTGCATATGGTCGTAGGCAGTGTCGCCGTTTTCGTTTCTGTAGTCCCTATAGTCAACAGTATTACCGCCGATGCTTCGACTGTGACCCATGCGTCTACGACCTACCGCTTGGTGCTCAATCTCCATATTAACAATGTCGTTTGATGTCTCAGAAGAGTAAAACGGGTTGATTGCCTTACCAAACGACCCGGTATTACCCTTACCCTTTGTCATTATTTTACCAAAGGCGTTACGACGAGGCATCAACTTTTCACCGGGTCTCATCGACTCAGGAATACGTTTCCTAATCTTATCTAACATACCCCTAGCTTCCAAGATAGCAGGTGATTCTTCGTAGACATTTTGAGACCAGTTAAGACCGTTAGGAACAAAGCCAGCCATAATGTTGCCTCCGATGTTAGGAAGCGCTTCAGAGGGCTTTTCTAACATGTCCAGAAGTTCTCCCAAGTTTTCAATGTAGGACTTGTTGCTTACGTTGTTAGCCATCGCTGTAGCCAGAACAGCACCAAAACGCATAAGACCTTCTTGATTCTTCTCGAACTCATCCTCGTCTCCGAACTCACTGACTCCAGTATCTCTTGTGTCAGCATATCCTTGTGAAATGTCTGCCATGATACCTAGAGTTGTAGCAAAAGGGTCAAGACGCTGGTAACTATGCCACGTCCCTCCCCACTCGATAGAAAACGCCTTCTTTCCTGTGGCTTCCCAAGCTTCGCGCTTACCGGGGTCCTCTGGAGCCGAACCTGTGATGCGGTCTCCTAGTGTTTCGATGTGCATAAACAGAGTTCCCATTGACATGATGCCTGTAGATAAACGACCCATGGCTTCAGCGGATTGAATAGAATTACCGCTTTGTATGGTGTCTAAATAGCTTTGAGCCATTTTACGGGCTTCAGGCATATCGTCTAAAGCTGCTTTTTCCACGAAATCGTTCGCATAGGATTCCACGTCTATATCTTTTAAAGCTTTATTTGCTTTAAGCCCTTTCGTTATCTCCTTAGTGATTTTAACGGGCCTCGGCATTGTGCGCCCCAAGGCAAACAAAAGAATGTTTGAAGGCGTCCTAACGAACGGAATAACAAAACCCAGCCAAGGGCTCATTTGAGCCATGTCTCCGGTAGCCTTAAAGAACGCGTTGTCTACTTTGTTAGTAAAGGTGTTTACTAGCGCCCAATCTGTTCCTGCTTCGACTAGCGCCTGTCTTTCGTCGAACCCTATGGAGTCACCGTAAACAACACCATCTACTTTCTTTAGGTTGTTATTAGAGTAGTGGTCCTTAACGTAAGTATTGACAAAATCTCTTTCATCAGGAATGGATTCGCCTTTTTTACGAGCAGCGGAAAGAGCTTCAAGAGCTTCGCGTTGGACGTTCTGCTCATTACGAAAACGACCATTTTCAGTAATAGTAGAATTAAAACCCTCGTCAATGTGCTTGGCCATCGCGCCGGGCTCTCTGTGGAGTCCCTTTTTGTATCCACTCATAGCCAGAGATGTTTTGATACGAGCACGGTAGCTCATCTGTTTGAAGAACTCATCTCCCATCATCATTATCCTAGAGGGGAAACGAATGGCTTTTCCCACCCAATTCACGGATTCACGAAGTAGCGTTCCATCCGGGTTATCTACTCTAATCTCTCCTTTAGGGGAAAACATGCGGTCGTCTCTATATGCTGTGTATCCAACAATTGAACGCGCTTCGTCGTCCCCGCCTGACTTCCACATATACTTAACAGAGTCAGCGAAACTCTGAAGGTCAAACATGACCCTGAAGTTAGCTTTAACTAAGTCTACGTTACCCGTCATGACGCCTCCTGCGATTGACTCCATGTGTCGTAAGGGAAGAACGAGCGCTCCACCTAAAAAGTTAACAGCCCAAGAAGTAGGGGAACCTAGAATAGCGTTGTAATACCACTCCTGAGAAACAGCGAGACCTTTGCGCCCCGCTAACGTCCACTGAGATAAACCTTTGTTGACGCCGACTTGGTTGAAGTCTTTCACCATCTGTTCCATGCCCTCTGTTCCGCCTTTACCTGACTTCTTAAACAACCTCTGAAGGTCTTTAATAATCCTTTTGTCAGAAACAACTCCCCTGTTCTCTCTTCGGAAAACCTGTCCTTGCCTCTTCATTGCATCCTCCAACGCTACTCCTAGAGTCCTGTGTTGTCCTGCGATGTCTCTACCCAAAGAACTCTGTCCTGTGCGGTATAGGTCATTACGCTGTCTAAGACCGAGGGACAACTGCGTTCCGAAGTCAGCCCAGATTTCTTGAAGTGCTGCCCAACGGTCCATGGCGGAGAAAACTTCCGTCATCGCCTCCTCTTCATTCAACAGCGTCGCCTTTCCGTTTACGTTTGCTTGGACGGTTTTGTTTTCCAGAGCAGCGGCAGCGTTTGTTACCTTATCCTCTAGGTCTTTACCGATGTTGTTCATGGCGTCGTAGAGCACTTCGGCTTCGCTTCTGACAAACTGCAAGTCCTCCACGCGGTCGCGGAAAGGTGTTAGGTCTAGTTGTGCTTTACCACCCGCTCCCTCCATTCCCGCAATCGTAATTTGACGGGTTTCCTCCAAGAATTTCTCGCGAGCCTCTGGGCTCATTTTGCCTTGTTTACTGGCTTTCATAGAGACTTTCGCTACGTGTCCTAGAAAGGCTCGCATTTCAGTAACGCTGTTCAGAACCCTAATACCGGAAAGAAGCGCTTGGGGGTTAGTAGTGTCATACAGACCTGCGTCCTTAACAACCTTTACAACGTGCTGCTCAACTTTGCTTATCAACTGCTCGGTTCCGCCTTCTTTTGACTGCTCTAGTATGTCCGCCGCGTATGCGCGCTTTGATTTAGGACTAAGCGTGGCTGTTTGTATACCATGCTCTCTCAAAAGGTCATCTATCTCCGTTTCGGGGGCTGTTTCCGGGTCTATTTGTTTAACTTCAGGGACTGGAGCATCCTTAATGTTATTTTGAGATTCCTGAACACCTTCAGGTCTAGGAGCGGTTTCTGGGTCTACTCCGGTGATGTTCTGGTGTTTTTGCGCGTTCTCAGCGTCGCTAAAACGATGCTCCATTTCAGACATCGCGTTCTTTTCCTGTTGTGTAAGGACGTTATCGGGATTTTTTAAAGCTGCATCAGCGGCTGCTACCGGGTCCGGTGTTTCTCCGTTGGCTATTTGCCTTTTGACGAGTGCGCTTTGTTCGGCGTGGGTGTTAAACACTTTTTTAATGCCGCTAATAGCCTCTCCCGCTTCAGGGGGAAGAGGGTTTCCCTCCGGGTCTAAAACAGACTCCGAGTTTACCGTTCCGTCTCGTTTGGGATTGTATTTTCTATACCCTTTAAACAAGCCCATAGCAGAGAGACCTATAATTTCACCGACAATGAGACCCTCTAAAGCTGTCTTACCACGCTCGATAAACTCGTTGTGGTTTTCATCGTTAGGGTCGTAGGCCATCCAGTTGATTATATCTTGAACAGGACCTCCTCCACCTTCGTGTGTAGCCAGCATGTTTGAAAGGCGCTCCTGTTGACCCTTAAACACTAAGAACTCAGAAATAGTTCCAGCCGTCGCGAATTCGATATTCTTTTTTGTTCCGGGCTTTAGTCTGCTCAGCTTCTTCATTGTTTCAGGAGAGAGACTGAGTTTGTTCGCAGAGTAACTCTTAAGCACTCCTTTGCCTTTCGACAGAGCGCTTGTAATACGAGTTACTTTACTTGCCTTTCCAAGTAAAGATAAGGCTCCAAAGCCGGGAATCAACCCCGTAGCAAACTGAATAAGACCTACCCCGAATCTACCTACTCCTGTCTTCGACGTTCCGGTCACATTATTCTTTTTAATGTCCCAATCAGGCAGACCGTCGTCGAAGAATTGCTCACTGATTGTGTCGCCTAAATTGTAGATTCCTTCAACGGCTGCTTCTATACCGCGAGGTAAAGCCATAGCGATGTCCCCAACGTAGTCCTTAACGGTGTTTTCGTCTTCTTCTTCTTCTTCTTCTTCGCCCTGCTCTTGAGGCTCCTGCACCTCTTGAGGCTCCTGCACCTCTTGAGGTTGCTCGGCGTCTTGATTCTCGGGTAGAGCGTCTTCTTGAGGAAGCTCTAACTGCTCCTCCTGCACGGGCTCTGGGGCTACCTGAGTCTCTCCTTGCAGTGCTTGGTCGATTGAGTCTCCTTGCTGGAGAGCTTGGTCGATTGAGTCTCCTTGCTGAAGTGCTTTATCAATAGAATCTCTTGTATCAATCATGGTTGCTTAAAATAACGTTTACTTAACTCTTTGTCTTTGGTTGGAGTAATACGAGTTGTTGTATTGACTCTGAAGGAACTCCAACTCAGTGTCGAAACCAAAAAGAGAGCTTACTTCTTTTAATTCCTTTGGACTATACTGTAACCCTAATCTAATGTCTTTTACGTCGCTTTGTTTTGGAGGAGTATTACCAAAGGTTATACCCATAAGTGGTGTCTGGACTTTTCCAAAGAAACCAGCAGGTATTGTAGTGTCTCTTCTTATACTAGGCCAATCGGCATGGTAATCAGGTTCTCCTATGCGTGCCAGACCGCCGCCGGACATGTAGGAGCCGCCGGAATTAAAAGGGCCAACGCCAACCTCCTTTGAAGTTGTTCCATAAGATTTCAATTTTCGCTGCAAGTATTCTGGAGCTTCAGACACTAGCCTCCGAGTAGTGAAACCGGTTTCGAAACCAGTTGAGGATGCTGGGCTAAACTCTGTAACGTAAACATCCTTTGGTGGTTCCGCGCCTTTTGGTAATACGTTTACGTAATTTTCAGCGGGTATTAATACAAGAGGTTTGTTTGGTTGTGACTTTCCTTTATTATAAGCATACAACGCGCCAAGCTCTTTTGCTTCCCCGCCATCAATCGCAACCGTCAGGCGCTTTTTGTTTGCGCGCTTTGAATCAATATTAAATTGAGTATAATCACGAACTACTTCTTTTCCGAAAAGCCAAGGGTAACCACCGGATGCTAAACTAGTAGCCGCGTCTCTATTCTCTCGATAGAACTGTCCTCCCTCATTAAACATGTTCGCCTCCTCTAATGTTTGTTTTCTGGAGGCGTCAAAGTTTTTGAAATACTGCTCAGCCGTTTCAGGGGTTTTTGCGTAAACGAAACGTAAGGTCTCTCCAAGGGGTGCTTCTATTGTTTTCCCTCTTTCCAAAAGCACGTCAATGACTTCTTGGGGTGTATAATCTCTGTTTGCTTCCTGAAACTTTATAAACTCTGCTGGGTCAACAGTCAAACCTCTTTCGAGTCCTTCATACCCCGGCTTCTTACTAAGCTCTGAAATAGCTTTAGCGCGAGCATTTGCTTTTTCGTTCATCGCCCCCAAGACTGCTTTTTGTTCTTCTACGTGACGAACAATAGATTTCCCTACTAATTGTTCTGTTTCTTGCTCTAGCTCTCTATACTTAGTTCTGTAAAGTTCATAGAATTGGTCAGAAGTAGCGTTTTCAGGTAGCTCTGCTTCGACTACACCATTTAAGTTATTTAGTTTTTCTCTGTATCCACTAATCGCTCCGTCCGACATAGCATCCAACTTGTTGATGTAAATACTTCCACCTTGCTCTTGAAGACCTATGTAACCTGTAGAGGGGCCTCCTTCAAGAATACCCTTAAAGAACGGCGTAAAAGAAATTGTATCAGCGCCCGGAAACCCGTCTATTTTTCCTTTTAATCGCACCGCTAAAGCCGTCAACCCGTCTTTAGAGTCTAGGAAAACAGTATTAGGACCAAGGGCTGTAGCTACTAGCTTTGCGGTTTGTTTGGTCTTAACGTCTCCTATTCCTTGAAGCTGGGTGACAAGAGCTATTGCAAACTCAGGTAGCCTGTCGTCAGGGACTGTATCTATATTCAAACCGGGGAATCGGTCTTGTATTCTTTTTCTTAGTGCGGAGGGGTTTGCGTAGTCTCCTTCTTGAACAAGACCCACCCTTAAAGCAGACACTTGGTTATCGGTTAATTTAGTGTCCATGTTGTGGAGATAACTTCTTGCTCCATTCAGGGCGTCTGCAAACAGGTTTTCTTTTTGTCTGTTTTCTTTAGTAAGCGTGTTTTCAACGGCTTCATCAACGCTAGCTTGCATAGCATCAAACCCGGAATACTCCTTAAGAGGCTTACCCTCCAGTTGATACTTTTCGCTCACCTCATTAAACAACTGTTGGAACTGAAGAGCACCTTTGTGTGTTTGAGTCATAAGACCCTTCACACCGGGGGTTCCCACAGTGCCAAGCGCGGGGTTACCTTGAGTTCCCATGAACGCACCCAGAAACCTATACTTATCCATCCCAGTCATTTGAGCATACCATTCTTGTCTTTCTAGATTTTCCCAATCAGGTTCTGATTCAGCCCATTGTTTAACAGCACCAATAAGGTTCTCTGTGTTGATTGATTCTGACTGTTTAAGAAGTTGGTTTGCAAGTTCAGGCTCCCTAGCAGCCCTTAAACGCTCCGTAGCGTTCATGAAACCTCTGCCAATCTCATCATCAAGACTGAGTTCCTTCAACTCCATGTATCTCTCTCGGATGTCCTCGGCTAAATCCATGGCCTCTTCCCGAGTCAGGCTAGCTCCATTGTCGTTCTTCCTTAACTCGACGAGTGCTTTTTGTGTTTCCGCCTCAAGATAATCAGCGAAATCAGCACCACGAAGAGACCCGATGATTCGCAGAGAGCGGTCTCTAAATTCCGGGGAATAAGGGTCTAACGGTTGCCCAAGTCTTGCTCGTTCTGCTCTTTCTCTAGTTATTTTGACTTGTTCTTGGGCTCTCCTGAACATGTCTATTCTTTGCTCCGTATTCGAGTCTCTGACCATGAGGTCAAACTCAGCATTGGCGCGGGCTTCCTGTGCTTCTTCTAGTTGGATTGCCTGTCTTTTGACGACTTCATGAGCAGTGTCTTTTTGGATTAAAGCCCCCTTGGTGCTTAGGTCGGCTTCCAAACTCTGTAACTCCTGCATGTTAAGAGTGTGCTGTAGGCTGTCACCTTTCAGCTCGACTTGTTCTTTCTGCGCTTGGTAAGCTGTAAACTGAGCTAAGATACCGCTCACGGTTCCTAACGAATTAGACAACCTACCAAGATTGGTCTGAGAAATAGGGAGAGGTTTCTGAACACCAACTCCATACGTTCCTGCTTGACGAACAGCAGAACGAAGAACGTGGTCACGTTGTAGTTCCTGAACTTGTTGTCTCTCGTCAGTGCTCAGGAGAGCAGCAAGGGGGTTTTTCTTAGTTGCCATAGTTTATTGGGTTCGTGGTGCAACATTTTTGTTTTGCAATTTCATAGTTTCATACATCAACCTTTGTCTGTTTGTCGATTGTATAGCACCTGTTTGTTGAATCCGAAGAGTTTGATTTCTAATCTTAGACGCTTCTAGTTGGTTTGCAGCTAAAGCTTCTCTACCTCTCATAGTTTGGCGACTGAGATTAGCATTATCTGTCTGCATTTTATAAAGTTCTCCTTGCTGGTAAGTGCCCATCATACTCCCTGCGGTCCCTAAGACTGTTCCTAAGTAGTCGGGCTGAGCGATGGGTTGATTGATTCCAATCATGTTAGTGATATACTGCTCACCAGAATTAGCAAGCCCAAGTCTACGTGCTGAGTCGTTCAAGCGAGCTTGTAAGGCCAGTGCGGACTGATACTCCGCGTTGCTTTTTTCGAGGTCTTGTAGACCAAGACCCACAGATGTTCCTGCTACATTGACTGACTCAGCAGCGACGGTCCCGGTGGAGACTGCTGATTCAGATTCGCGTTGAGACTTAAGCGCTTCCTGCGCCATTGAAGTTTCTTCCTGACTCTGCTGCATACGCTCTGAGCGCATAGTCATTTGCTGTCGCTGCATCTCGCGAACAGAGGCGGCACTTTGAGCGGCTTCTTGCGCTTTTGCCTGTTGCTGCTGGGCTGAGATGGAAGCTACGCCTTGCACGGCCTGAATACCCATCATTGCCATTGTTAAGTCACACATGTTACTTTGTTATTTTGAATTTTCTAAAAAGTTCTTCTTTAATTTTTATGGGTTCTCCGAACTCCGCTCCACACCATTTAAGCCATTTGATGCACACAAGGTTATCCGTATGTATCCAATTAGACACAGAACCATAATGGCTAGCTAAAGACCAGACCCATTTCCTGCAATGCTTTAGAAAGTCTTTTGCGTATCGTTCTACTTCATTAGTTCCCAACATCCAGATGAAAGGCTCATGGCCTTCTCCCGCTCCGAACATAGCCATGACTTTGTCATCCTTGGTCATAACGGTAAAGCTCATATCGCTGGCGTTCATAGACGACTCAACAGCTTTTGATGGCGCTGAGCCAACACAAAAGCATTCAAGTTTGTCCATTTCCCTCATACCCTCAGTAAGCTCTTTAGCGTGCTCTTTGGTGGCGATGAGAATGGTATGTCCTTCGGGTGTTGTTTCTACTACACTAGCCATAGCGTCTGGAGCGTTGATGTATGAACGACTCAAACTCTGCACTTTGGAAGTTAGAAGGCATGGCCGAGGAGTTTTCAACGGTAATGGTAGTTTGTTCAGGGTCTGAAAATACAGGGAATCGAAAACGTCCCGACTCTAAAACAGAATCACCCTCTATGGTATGCTGCACGATAGAGGCGTTGAACTCCGCAGTCGAGGTGTTTCTTAGGTCGGGTGTGACTTTGACTTCAAAGTGCGACGTGTCCTCGAAAAATAGCGTTCCTCCACGAACTCGCATTTTACCATCGGTGCGTGTCATGTTCTGCCCGGCCTGTGCTTTGAACAACAACTTAGAGAAAGTATACTTCATGGTGTATTTAACACCAGCATAGAGTGACTCAGCGACGCCAGTCAATCCTCCGCTAACGGTGTTGTTTTTGAAGGTAACAACAGTCTCAGACCCGTTCGGTGTGGTCTCTAGGTTCTGAATAAGAAGACCATCTTTGGTGTAGACTTGTAACTCCTCGTCGTCCTTAAGCAAGTAGGGTAAAGTAAATGTTGGAACAGCTATAGTCGCGTTGAGAGTTACAACAACACGCCTGTCTAGGTTCGTGTTGTATCCTTCGGGGTCTCTCTGTTTGTTACCCATGCTTATCTTAAGTAGGTGCGTCTGGTTTGTGTCGGAGATAGACTGAACAATATACAACTCAGATTCGATGAACGTAAGACCCCTGATGCCACCACCGCTTACGGTGAACTTACCCCAAGAGCTGAGAACTTTCTCGTTTCCTTTGAAGAAGTATTTGTAGACGTAGACGTCGTTGCCGTCAGTAGCAGCCATTAGACTCTCTGCGCTGGAACCGGAAATAGCCACAAGCCCTCCTCCGCTAGCTTTGGGGATATACTGAGGAACGTGGGCTGTGATTTCGTTTGCGTCAAAGTTGTCGGTATTTGCGTTTACTGTGAACTCACGGATTCCCATGAATCCTCCTCGAACGAACGGGAAGTAAATATACGAACCAAGACCAATCGGGTCTACCGACTTATCGTATTCGTATTCTGTAATTTGGTTGAACGAGACAGTCTTTGGTGTTAGCAGGTCTCCACCCCGGAGAACAAACTGACTGAAGTCTGAGAACAATATCAAGTTGTCTTGGAACGAGATAGCAGCCCTAAGCTTGGTCACCTTGTCAGACGAGATGGTGGCGTCGATTGGGTCTCCATCCAGTAGCGATGTAACTGAGGTCCGGTAGAAGTTGTAGCGCTGTAAATCCAAATCGCCGTCGTATCCTCCGAACTTTACTTCGCTCATAGAAACCGATGAGCCTGATAAGAAACCTAAACGACTCTTAAACTGGAACACTCGTTGGATGGAGGTTCCGATAAAGGAAGGGTCAGGGTTTGTAATATCATCTCCAGCGTCTAGCTTATCCAGAGGCATGTGGTTAAGCTCAAATGCGTTTACGGCGGTGCTCTTGAGAATCAAGGGCATTGTAGTCGCGTCGATGCGGTCGCTTATGTTGCCTCCGCTGGTTTCAAACCAACCACCATCTCCAACAGAGCCGTCCACCAAGGATGGGGTGTGTCCATTAACCAAGAACTGAACATACCTGTCGTCTTCAGAGGCATCCACGTCGCCTTGAACGGCAATCTTAAACCTGTGGGTAGCGGTGCTCGGTAAGTCCGCTAGGTTAGGGATTGATTTATATGCAACCCCAAGTCCGTCCCCAGCCATTGAATCGTCTACTTGAATGGTGAAGTCAGCAGGTCCGGTAATAACACCAATTTGGTTACCTTTGAGACTTACGGTGAACGATGGGTCTGACGCTAAAGACAACGGCTCTGTTCCTGCTACGCCGTCGAAACCACCAGAATATGCTGTTCCTCCCGTGACCCTGACTAGGTTTAGAGGTTGGTCGTATCGCTCAGAACCCTGCTCGCCATTTGCATCCACAACTCTTCTAGGCAGAGTAGAAGCAATATGAATAACCCCCTCAAACAAATTCTTCATGATGAAATCTGACTCGGATTCGTAACCAGTGTTGTAGAAGGTCTCACCTCCAGTAGACCATTTCTGAGACGACCCAGAGTAAGTCCAGTTCTCATACGTGGTCCCACCAGCGGTCGTAATAGATAATCCATACTTGCGCTCGTAGTCGCCTTGCTTAACAAACACCAAAGCTTCTGAGCTTACAGGAGCACTCGTTGTGGAATCTTTAGTTACCTTCTTCTTGGTATTAAGGACGTAGGTGAAGTCACCAGTAGTAAACAGCTTGAGGTCGTCTACGGGGACTGTGGGTGTCGAGTCGTCAACGCCGTGAGTAAGGTAGTTACGAGTCTCAAGAATTAGCTCTGCGTTATCTGCGTTGTCTACAGTGTATTCAACTGTGTTTTGGTAGGAGCCAGTCCCAGAGCCATACAATGTAACATCTCCGTCAAACCTGAGTCGCTTCTTGTCGGTGTCGGTAGCAATGTCAAAGATGTCGTATAAGGTGTTACCTTTATTTAGACCCCCGGTGATTCTGAGTTTACCCAACCGGGAACTCTCTGTGCCTAAAACTGTGACAGGAGCCTTCTGTGTAAAGGTGATTGCTTTCTTATAGATTTCATCTGAACTAACAAACGATTCAACCACCCCGGTATAGCGCTCTGTGATTGTCGCCTGAGCCCCTGTAGAGAGGTTAAACGCTGCGATAGACTTCGTTGAGGAGGTTTTGTTCTTAATAATAACCACATACCTCTCGTCTTGGTCGCGTTCAATGAAGTGAATCTTAGAGTTCGCGTCGAGAGACGCTGTTTCTAGTAGCGTGACGATATGCTGACACCCCGGTCGCTTTTGGAGACCGTCCACGATGCTTGGCAAAGCGTTCTCCTGTTCCTCACACTGACCAGCAAAACGAATAGCGTCTGGCTGCTGTGAGACCCCTTGAATGAGGTTACTTACCGAGGTGTTGATTAAGGGCATTAGTAGATATTAGGGTTGCGGTGGACGCCTACACGTCGAGCTACGTCCTCGCTGTCAAAGATGGTTCTGTCAGATGATTGAGAGTCTAGCTCCAGCAAACGAGCACGCGCTTGCATTTCATCCAACGCAATTAACGATTGAAGCTCTGTGCTTCCAATGATGCGACTCTGGAACACACGGGAGGCTCTAAGGGTAATGTAGCGTCTGGCTACTTCCACAAGCTCGTCCCATGATAGTTGAACGGTGAGGTCAACTTTGAAGGTTTCGCTGAAGATGTTCGTTTGGTTTTTACGGTCATACAAATACAACCCACGTTGAACAACGTCGCGTGTTTTGTCTACCGCGTCAGCAAAAAGAGTTTCGTCAGGTAACCTAAGTTTTCCGGTTAGCTCTTTGGTTGGCTCGTAGTTCGTAATGGTGTTGAAGTGCCACTCTTCGGTTTGCACTTCCTTTGAGACTTCGCGTAGAGCGGTCAAGGCAGTGCTGGCAGAAATTGGTAGTGCTGCTGAGTCAGCAAGCGTGTTTATGGGTGCTTCACCAATATGCCCAAGCATTTGGTTTACACTTTCTAGTTCAGTAGTTAGAGCCATTTGTTTATTTGAAGTTAGCAACGCCAGCGTTTAAGAGCGAGCGCTAGGGGCGTGATTATTGATAAATGTTAAACCCTGTGCGAGGCGTTGAGTTAGCTGCTTTCGTTTCCGGGTGGCCTGTTCTCGGGTTTATCGGACGACTAGACGGCTTTTTATCTCGGTTATTCCTTATTACCGCGCCTGCGATGGTGTTATCAAAACCCGTTTTTTTAACAAAGCGTTGAACTTTATCGCTTTCGACAAGCTGCGCGCCAAGAAGGCCGAACCGCGATTGATTACTAGACATACACATAATTTTTATTTATTTATTGTTAACATTTCCATCTACGAAGAGCGAGAGCTTTTCTCGTAGGGCGACCTTTTTTGTCTTTCATAGGTCCTTTGACGCCCGACATACGAGCACAGAATGAACGCTTACGAGCAGCCTTCTTTCCTTTAGGGTTTTTCTCCGTTACCGGAGCTTTGAGATTAGAGCCTGTTTTGCGGTTATAGTGGTCACGTCCCTTTTTGGTGAGACCGCCTTTCTTAGACTTGTGTTCTATCCGCATATTTACTCTTTTCTTCATAGAAAAAAAGGGGCCTCCAAAGACTGTTCTAAGGAGGCCCCTAGGGGGTATGTATTAAGCAATAACGCTCACAGCACCTTCAGGACGAAGAATACCGTGACCCATTGCGTATTTGGCAAGCATGAGGGTCGCTTGCTTAGGAATGGAGTATTCCGATTCTACAGCGAGGTCCATAAGCTTGACGGTTCCGATAGCGGACTTGTGACCAGCAACGAACTTAAGAACGTCGAGACTTGAGTCAAGATAACCCTTGTCAGCCGAAGCGCCGTCAGCGTCATCGAACGGGTTGTTCTTAGCTTTGACGTCATCAGAGGCGACTTCGTTTGTGGTGATGTCAGACAAGTGAGTCGAGCTGAAGATTTTCAGTCCAACAAGCTCCAACACCTTACCAGAAGCAATGCTACCAGCACCGCTAAAGTCGCGGTTGATGGCTGCGTTGTCACTACCTGCGAGGAGGTAGTAAAGCTCAGGCGTCAGGATAACGAAGCGGTCTTCAGACGGGATGTCATTCTCGTCCAGCTTCTGCGCGATGAGGCGGAAGGTCTGGATGATGTTACCAGCAGTGCTAAGGTCCGCAGGAGCACCAGTGGTGGTTCCCAAGTCAATTTTGATACCGTTGCCAGCATCAGGGTTAGCTTGTGCAGAAGCGGCCACTTGAGAGGCAGCAACGAGAGTCCGCATAGTAGCGAGGTCGAAGCGCTTAGAAAGTGCACGTCCCAACTCGGTCGAATAGGCAGAACGCACGTCGTAGTGGTTCTTCAATTCGTCGATGTTAGCGATGGACGTAGCCGCAATC